ATCCGTGAGTTATTACTAAACTCAATAGATCCTTTGTTCAATGCCTTTGTACCAGGCTGAAGAAAGAACGGTAGATTTTCAAGCATCAATGTAACTCGAGCCAGCATCTCACGTGCAGTAGCACCTTTGTTTGCTAATATAGCTATAGTCTTTTCTGTATGAAAGAGAGCATACCATAATAGATATGAAACAGACGATATAGATTTTCCTGATTGTCGACATGCTAATACAATATTAAATCTATGCTCATCAAAAGATTTAAACATCTTTTCTTGATAAGGATATAACGCAAACGGAACAAGACCTTTGTCTAAGTTTATAACTTTACAATAGGTTGTAGCAAAATATGCAGGATCTTTCATGCATTTTTGATATTCTTTTATAAGTTCTTTTGTCCACTTTTCATCTACACCATCTCTTTTTACTTGAGAATTACCTAGATAAGTGGTTTTATCAGTTGTTATCATCTTTGTTCAATTGCGGTGTTATGTCTACCACATTACTCATTGTTTCATCATTATCTTGTAACATTCTCTGTAGTTCTGCAGTAGATCCTACGAATAGATTATTTGTAGTTTGTTCTATTTTCTTAATCTCTTCTGCAGATATATCTTTATTCTTCTTATTGAGATCCATTAACTTATCGTTAAC